GTGGTTCGTCCGGTGGGATAACTTGGCTGTCACAAGCCGTCCCACACGCAAACGGCGGGATCATGTCATCACGCGGCTCTGTTCCGCTTCGTAAGTATGCAACGGGGGGAATCGCCACGTCCCCGCAATTGGCGTTATTCGGTGAGGGTTCCCGCCCTGAAGCCTACGTCCCCCTCCCAGATGGAAGACGTATCCCCGTTGCACTTTCTGGGGGTGGCGGGGGCGGAACAAACGTCACTGTCAACGTAAATGTCGAAGGCGGGCAGTCGATGCAATCGGACTCGAAACAGGGCGCACAGCTTGGCAACCTGATTGCGTCTGTCGTCAAATCGACTCTGATTAATGAAAAACGGCAAGGGGGCCTGTTGGCAACATGACGGCAACTTTCACATGGAATCCATCGTACGGCGCGACGGCTGGGAACGAACCTAAGATCAAGGTGGCGCGGTTTGGCGATGGGTACGAGCAGCGAAGCCAGAACGGCTTAAACACCAACCCAGAAACGTGGACGCTTCAGTTCACAAACCGAGACTTCACGGAAATCGACGCTATAGATTCGTTTTTGGATGCGCGAGGCGGCGTTGAGTATTTCTTTTGGACACCACCACGCCAGTCAACGGCAAAGAAATTCATTTGTAAAAAATGGGATCGCCAGATCGTTGTTGGTGTGGTCGATAGTTTAAGTGCAACTTTTGAGCAGGTTTTCGATAATTGATGACAGAATTCATTTCAGAGATCCAGAAGCTTGCCCCCACCGCCAGAATTGAATTATTCGAGGTGGATCTAACAACATTGGGTGATGCCAAGTATTATTTCCACGCTGGCACGAACGAATTGCAAAACCCTGTCGTCTGGCAGGGGAACACTTATGACCCGTGGCCAGCACAAGGATCCGGCTTTGACTATTCGTCAAACGGGCAGCTTCCACGGCCTAAGTTAGTACTAGCTAATACAGCCGCAACGATCACGGCGATGTTGTTGGCGTTTAACGATTGTATCGGGGCCAAGGTCACACGCCGAAGGACTATGGCGAAGTTTCTGGATGCGGTCAACTTCGCCTCTGGGAACGTAAGCGCAGATCCGAACGCGCACTATCCAGACGAAGTCTATTACATCGACCGCAAAGCCTCCGAGACTCCGGAGGTTGTTGAATTTGAATTGACAGCCGGAACGGACGTGGCGGGCGTTATGTTGCCGCGCCGTCAAATTATTCAGAACCTCTGCCAGTGGCGATATAGGGGGACGGAATGTGGTTATACGGGCACGAATTACTTTCAGCAGGACGACACCCAGACGCCAAACCCGAACGACGACAAATGCGGGAAGCGCGTTTCAAGCTGTAAGGCACGTTTTGGCGAAACGTCTGAATTGCCATTTGGAGGGTTCCCAGCAGCGGGAACGATTGGATGATGATTGACCAGTCAATAAAAAACGCGATTTATGCGCATGTGATTACAGAATTACCCCGCGAAGGCTGTGGCGTTCTGCATGTGGTTGATGGGCAAACCCTTTTCCACGCGTGCAGGAATATCGCGGAGGGCACGGATAACTTCGCCATACATCCGGAAGACTATGCCGCCGCCGAGTCTATGGGGGAAATCGTCGGGATTGTGCACTCACATCCAAACGGGCCAGCGGAATTTTCGCAGGCGGACCGCGTGGCGTGTGAGGCGTCTGGACTTCCTTGGTATCTGGTGACATGTCCAGAAGAGGCGTGGGCTTACATGGAACCGTCCGGATATATCGCGCCGCTGGTTGGCCGCGTCTGGGCGCATGGCGTTCTGGACTGCTATTCCATTATTCGGGACTGGTACAAACAGGAGCGCGGGATAACTCTGCCGGATTTTGAACGCCACGACGACTGGTGGCACAAGGGCGGCAATCTGTACGTTGAAAACTTCTCCAAAGCAGGCTTTGAACGGGTATTCGACGGGCCGCAAGTTGGCGACGTGTTGCTTATGCAAGTGCTGGCGAAGGTGCCGAATCACGCAGCCGTGTATATAGGCGATAATAAGATTTTACATCATTTACACGGTCGGCTATCATGTCGGGACGTGATCGGTGGTTACTGGTCTAAAAACACTACACACATTTTGAGATATGTCGGTTAAACGTACAGTGATTCTTTCTGGTGAGTTGGCAAAGCGGTTCGGGAAGCGGTTCGAACTGTCTATCAGTACGCCAGCGGAGGCAATCCGCGCCCTATGTGCAAATTTTAAAGATTTCGCCGCGTTTGTTTCCGATTCGGAAAAACGTGGCGTCGGGTATCGGGTGATTGTTGATAAGGCCGATATTGGAACAACGGACGACATCCACAACCCATTTTCGAGAACGGTTCGCATTGTTCCCGTGATTATGGGTGCGAAGTCTGGCGTGTTTCAGGTCATTATCGGGGCCGCGCTTATTGCAGCGGCATTCTGGACAGGTGGCGTGTCCCTCACAGCGGCGGGGCTTGCATACTCTGGTCTGGCTGGCCAATTGGCGTTTGCCATTGGTACGTCCCTTATTCTGGGCGGTATTTCGCAAATGCTGGCCCCTATGCCGAAAGCAGGGAAGCCCGCCGAAGCTGTAAACAACCAACCGTCATACGTCTTCAACGGCCCAGTCAACACCACATCGCAAGGGCAGTGCGTCCCCGTTGGTTATGGACGCTTGATTGTCGGCTCTGCGGTCATTTCCGCTGGCTTTACGTCTGACGAATATTCAAGCGGGGCGGTGGTATGATCGTAAAGGGCTTTAAGGGCGGGAAAGGTGGCGGAGGATCATCCGGACGGACTCCGGTTGAATCCCCTGATGACTTGCGTTCGCGCCAGTATGCCAGAATCATTGATTTGATTTGTGAAGGCGAAGTCGAAGGGCTGGCCACGGGTGACTTGCGCTCCGTTTATCTTGATAAGACGCCGGTCCAGAACGATGATGGAACAACGAATTTTAGTGGCGTGACCCTCGTCACACGGAACGGAACGCAAAGCCAGTCCTATATTTCAGGATTTCCAGACGTCGAATCCGAGGCGAATGTCAATATCAAGGTGGCATACGGAAGTTCTGTCATTCGGACAATTTCGTCGTCTGTCTATGACGCGGCGCGGGTGACGATCGGCATCCCGTCGCTGTATTCAACGAACCTTTCAAATGGCGATATCACAGGCGCGTCAGTCACATTCACGATTGAGGTCCAGCCAAACGGCGGATCATACACCACGTATTTTTCAGGGGCGATCACGGGAAAGACGACAACCCGTTATCAGCGGTCTTATTACGTCCCTCTGACTGGTTCCCCGCCATGGAATATCCGAGTCACGCGCTTAACCGCCGATAGCACGAGCAGCTATCTGCAAAACGATTTGTATTGGGATAGCTTTACCCAGATTACACACGCCAAGCTCCGATATCCAAACTCCGCGCTTGCCGCGCTTGTCGTTGATTCGCAGCAGTTCTCCGCGATTCCGAATCGCGGTTACGATATGAAGCTTATGCGGATCCAGATCCCGTCTAACGCCACGGTGCGCGAAGATGGGTCTTTGACGTATTCAGGTATTTGGGACGGCACTTTCCAGATCGCATGGTCATCGAATCCCGCTTGGGTGTTCTATGACATGATTGTCAATGGTCGTTATGGCTTGGGACAATTCATCTCGCCGGACCAAGTGGACAAGTGGTCGCTCTATTCAATCGGCCAATACTGTGACGAGTTGGTTGTTGACGGATTTGGCGGCTACGAACCGCGCTTCTCTTGTAACCTGTATATTCAGGAGCAAAAGGAAGCCTTCCAAGTCATCCAGAACCTCGCGTCGATCTTCCGTGGGATTTCCTACTGGGCCTCCGGTTCTATCACGGCGTCGCAGGACAGCCCCCGCGACCCTTCCGCGCTGTTCACCAACGCGAACGTCATCGACGGCCTATTCACGTACTCCGGTTCTAGCGCAAAGGCACGGCACACGGTCGCGCTTGTGGCGTGGAACGACCCAGACGATTTTTATGCGACCAAGCCCGAATATGTCGAAGACGCTGACGGGATCCTCCGTTATGGCGTTATCCAGACAAGCGTCGTTGCCATGGGGTGCACCAGTCGCGGGCAAGCGCACCGCGTCGGGAAATGGCTTCTCTATAGCGAGATCAACGAGACGGAGACGGTATCGTTTAAGGCGGGACTAGAGGCGGCTGTGTGCCGTCCGAACGATGTAATCCAGATCAGTGACAGGAACCGCGCTGGCGTGCGCCGTGGGGGCCGTGTGGCCGCTGCTGCGACTAATAGCGTCACCATCGACGCCGCGTTCAGTCAGTCTGCTGGGCAGACGTACACGCTGTTTGTGACCCTGCCAGACGGAACAGTCGGGAGTTCCGTTGTCTCCAATATCGCTGGAACGGTCCTAACCCTTGCGACTCCGCTTCCGGATATTCCTAACGTCAATTCCGTTTGGATGGTCGAAAGCCAAAACCTACAGGCGCAATTATTCCGCGTCGTTTCGGTGATTGATTCGAACGACGGGACCGTTGAAATTTCGGCCTTGTCATACAATCCGGACAAGTTCGATTTCGTTGAAAATAACATTCAGTTGTCGGAGACTCCTATTTCCGTTTTGAATTCTCCACCGGATACACCAACGGGCGTTTCTATTTCCGAGTCGCTCTATCAATCTGGATCGAACGTCAAGAACATTGTCGCTATTTCATGGAATCAGGTTGACCGAGCCGATTCCTACCAAGTTTCTTATCAGGTTGGGGAGAATAACCCTGTCACTGTAACTGGCCTAAAATCCCCGATCTATGAAATCCAAGACGCACCAGTTGGTGTTTGGAAGGCGTCCGTCTTTGCTGTTTCCGTGAACGGTAAGCGCAGCACAGCGGGGACGGACACGAAAGAGGTCTACGGGAAAACCGCGCCGCCTTCGGACGTGCAAAACTTCTCGCTGGTTGGTGTTTCGAATGGCGTCGCCCAGCTTTCTTGGGATATGGCCCCAGATTTGGACGTTGTCATTGGTGGGGCTATCCGGATTCGGCACTCCCCAGACGTGGCGACACCTTCTTGGGAATCGGCGGTTGATATCGGAACCGCATTGCAGGGGAACACGACGAGCACAAGCGTCCCTCACATTGATGGGACATACATGGCGAAGTTTATCGATTCCAGTGGGAATTCTAGCGTTAACGCCGTGATGATCAAAACGACCACGGCTTCGCTGGTCAATATGAATGTCGTCCAAACACTGAACGAATCTGGATTTACCGGAACGAAAACGGGAGTTTTATACCCGTCTGCTCTGGGCGGTTTGTCATTAGATTATGCGGGAACTGTGGACGAAATGTCGTTGATTGACAGCGTCGCCTTGTGGGACTCGTTCGGGGCGGTTGGAAACAGTGGCGAATATTTATTCTCGACAACTCCGGATCTTGGGGCTGTGTACGTTACCCGCGTAACCGCCGCCCTGTCCGTGCAGGGTTATGACGATCTGAACTCTATCGACCAACGGTTGGATAACATTGACACGTGGCCAGCTTTTGACGGTGACGTTGCGGATGATGTAAACGCCGCAATTTATGTCAGAACAACTAACGACAACCCGTCTGGAAGTCCAGTCTGGACGTCGTGGCGTCCGTTCTTTGTGGGTCAATACGAAGCCCGTGGATTTCAATTCAAACTATTATTGACATCGGCGTCATCCGCCCATAATATAAACGTGTCAAGTTTGGTGGTTACTCTTGATATGCCGGACCGCGTGGAAGCGCAGAGCAACATTGCGTCGGGGACAAGTGCTTATTCTGTGACCTTCCCCGCTGCATTCAAGGTAACGCCAGCAATTGGGATCACAGCGAAGAACATGCAAACGGGTGATTATTACACAAGGTCTGCGGAATCTGCGTCCGGCTTCACAATTCAGTTTTTCAACGCTGGCGGCACGCCCGTCAGTCGTAATTTTGATTATATCGCCAAGGGTTATGGGGTTTCAGGATGAGCCAAAATGATTTTTCACTCGACAACCAGTCAGGCGCAGCGTTTAGGGCTGACCTGAACAACGCGCTACAGGCACTGGCAAGCCAGTCGTCCGGAACTACAGCCCCTACTACGACATACGCCTATCAGCCTTGGTACGACACGACCACAGGCCTTCTGAAGTTCCGGAACTCCGCAAACTCCGCTTGGGTGATTTTTGGCCCTGTGGCCGATAGCACGAAGGTCGAATCCTATGTCGGCGGCACAAAGGTTTTTGACATCGATTCCGCCAAGGCCACCTTCACACTGACGGGCGCGGTAAAGATGCCAGTTGGGACCACAGCACAGCGTCCCACAGCCGCGCAGGGGCACATCCGTTTCAACACGAGCACCGCGCAATTCGAGGGCTATGACGGAACGAACTGGGGTTCTATCGGTGGGGCAGGGAACGCGAAGCTGGACGTATTCAGCGGCAACGGATCGACCACCGCGTTCACACTGACTGCCGACCCTGTTTCCAAAAACAATACCATCGTCACTATTTCTGGCGTGGTTCAGGCCAAGGCCACGTACTCACTGTCTGGAACGACACTCACCTTTACCACCGCGCCCCCGACCGGATCCTCGAATATTGAGGTGATGTACAACGTCGCTCTGTCCGCTGGTGCGCCTTCTGACGGGTCTGTGACATATGCGAAGTTGGATAGTGGTTTAATTGCGTCGCCTGCTGATATCGTTGCAGGAACGGCGTCAAAGGTTTTGAACTCGGCGAACTTTAAGGCTGGTTTGCGCGGCGTTGAAAGCTACACATATCTTGGAAGCGTAATAGCAAGCGCATCGGCCTCTATAAACGTGACAAGCTTTATCATATCCGAATTTGACGCGTATGTTATCGAGATTCAAGATCTGATTCCTGCTACGGATAACGTGTCCTTATTGATGCGCACAAGCTCCAATAATGGAACATCTTGGGATTCTGGAGCATCCGACTATTCACATGTTAAAACAGGAATTTTGACTGGATCAACTGTGACATTCACAACACAAGCGCTAAGTGATAATGCATGCACTTTGGCCGCTGCGATCAGTAATGGCGCAGGAAGGTCATTCAATGCAACGATAAAACTGCGGAACCCGCTTAATTCATCTTTGTATACAACTGGTGATTTTGTGTCATCGCATTCTGATAACACGAATCAACTATTAAATTTTCATGGATCATTTAGAAGAACCTCCGCATCAGCGGTTAATGCATTTCAGTTCTTAATGTCATCTGGAAATATAGCATCAGGAGTTGTTCGTGTTTATGGATTGAGAAAGTCTTAGAAAGGTAACGGTCTAATGTGGCATTAACACAGGTACAGCGTGAATTACTAGGTGGATTTACTTCCGGATCAGCCCTAGCAACAACGTCAGGCACTAGCGTCGATTTTACGGGTATCCCTTCAGGCGTAAAGCGCGTGACGGTGATGTTTAGCGGCGTTTCTGGGGCCGCTGGGACTGGCGCGTTAATGGTGCAGCTTGGCGCGGGGTCTGTCGACACGGCCAGTTATGTCACGTCTGCGATTTATGCAGCGGGGACTAATACCGTCGGCGGGAACACATTCACGAATGGATTTGGTTTAACAACTCCACTAGCCGCTGCCACTCTTGTCAGTGGGTCCGTGACGTTCACGCTTCTTGGAAGTAACACATGGGTGGCTGCTGGGGTTTTGACCCTGCATGGTCTAGGCTGTTATAGTTGTTCAGGAACGAAAACGTTATCTAGCACTCTTGACCGTGTGCGTATTACATTTCATAACGGGACAGACACATTCGATGCTGGTTCTGTGAACATTTTTTACGAATAACTATAATTTGTGGGGAGTTAATTTTGGAGGAGTACAAAGACACACGCGAACGGGTGATTCGTCTTGAGGTTCGTCAGGAGATGTTGGAATCGCGTCAAGATGCTTTTGAGGAGCAAGTGATTACACGGTTAGACAAGATTGAACAGAAACAGGAATCGGAATTCGCGGCCATTCGCACAGACATCGGGGCGTTAAAGGACGTCCTGACTATGGGGCGGGGCGGTTATCGCGCTCTTATGTTTATAGGTTCGGCGATGTTGGCGATTATTGGCGCGTTTGTCTGGATCAACGATCAGTTTCATATCATTCGAATTATGAAGAATGGCGGCTAAAATGAATTTTCCCAAGTCAGACACCGAGTCGCTCGTCGCATACTATGGCCAGCCTTGGCGCGTAACCGCGCAGGGAATGGTCCTTGATCCCGCTTTCGAAGCGAAGAACATTCAGAGGATCGCCGCGCCGTACGCCATGTTTATGGGCGAACAGAAAATCATTCAGATTGCGGTCCATAAGCGAATCGCATCGTCTCTGTACAACGCGCTTTCGCGTATTTCGAAAGAAACGTCGGCCACGGAGCGCAAGGAATTTGGACTTGACCAATATGCGGGCTGTTTCAATTTCCGACCGATTCGCGGAGTCAACGGAAAGCTTACGGCTAGTAAGTTGTCGCTTCACGCTTATGGGGCGGCTATCGACATCGGATCGGTTCTAAACCCTCTGGGCAAACCGTATGACCCAGCTAAGCGGATGATGCCGCACGAAGTTATTGAGATTTTTCGGTCGGAAGGCTGGAAATGGGGCGGGGAGTTCACAAGCCGCCCAGATTGTATGCACTTTCAGGCAACACTTTAAAAGGAGTTACTATCATGAGAAATTGGAAAACCACCCTCGTCGGAGCGATTGCAGGCGGACTCGTTGCTATTCAGCCGCTTTTGGCAACCGGAACGCTGGACATCAGGGCACTGATCACGGGCTTTGCGCTGGCTGCCCTTGGCGTTGTGGCTAAGGATTTCAACGTATCCGGAGAAGGCAAGTAAAATGCCTTGGGCCGGAATGGCGGCGGGGCTGTTTCTCGCCGTCGTGTTTCTTGCAAGTGGTTGGTTTGGGCGCGGTTGGTACGACGAGAAAAACAAACTCGCGGACGAAAACGCGGCTTATGTTGAATGGGTTAAAGAATTTAAAAGGCTTGATGATGCGTACCAAAAGCAACTCACGCAGCTTCCTGTTTCTGATTCGGACACTGGCCCTTCTGTGTCCGCTGCTCTTGACGGCTTGCGAACACGTTTCTCCGAATCAAGTGGCGGCAAAGGAGTATTGCGTCCAGCCAAGCCCGCCAAAGCCAAAGAGTAACGGGAAGTATAGGGATGATGATGCTGCCCGTTTTATTCTTGAACAGAATCAGGTTATCGGGTATTGTAGGGCATCCTTAGGTATCTATTGATCCTTCCTGTTCCGACTTACCCCGCTTCGGCGGGGTTTTTTTATGCGCTGTAATTCGCAGAAATCCGCCAAAAATGAAAATAATTGAAAAAGATCAAAGATAACTATTGCAAAGTATATATTGCAAGCGTATATAGATAATACGAAGTCAAACAAGCATAGGAGGCAAGAATGACGGCTTATGAGGAATACATGAAAACTGGGATGAATACCGAAGTTAAACGCAACGGTTTCTCACCAATGCACCTTTCTTACATATTTTATTATGCTGATTTGGTTTAGGAGGAAGCAGTGCAAATATTTGATCTTACACAACACATACAAGCCCAGCAGGAAAACTGGTCAGATTGGCAAATCTGGATGAAATACCTACACGGAGTGAATGATAATGGAACCTTTTGAAACATTCACATGGTACGACGTAAAACGGACAAAAGAAATCGGCCAAATTCGCAAGGGATTGCAATTATTAGGGTGGCTGTTTGCTGGTGCGATGATTGTTTATATTATCGTGACAGCCTTCGAGGCAATAGTTTAAACTGACGGGATCCGGATTGTGAGGGTCTGGATTCCACCCCTTCTTGTGTAGTCGCTTGGCGGCGCGTCTTAAAACCCTGTGCATTGCGTCTGATCGCGGTGGAAGGTGTCAGGCGATTACATTGGAACGGGAAAAACAAGACCGCAAGGCATAGCGCGTATAGGTTAGTTGTTGACTCATGGAGTACCCTGCTTGGGGAAGTGATACGTTGAAAAGCCCCGTTCCAACTAATTCCTGATTGTTGCTATGGCTGCACGTCCAGTTATCAACGTCAGGGGGCCGCAAGGGAGGCCGTTAAGCGGGTCATACCGCACCCGACTGCGTAACGCGCTGGCATACCGCGTAATGTATGCCAAATATTTCAACATTTAGGAGGATAAATTGAACTTAGATGATCTAAAAATTGGTGAATTAAAACAACTGATCGCATTGTTTGGCGGCCAACAGCAGCCAAAGCGGCACCCGATGCTGGGAAAACGGGTTCTTGTCAGGACATATTCTGCTGGGGTCCACATAGGGACTCTTGAAGATGCGGATGGCATGGAGTGCAGGCTTTCTAATGCCATTCGGTTGTGGAAATGGGAAGGCGGCGGCCTAAGTCTGTCGGCAGTGGCCAATAATGGCATAAAAGGCGGGCGACTGAATAAGACGGGCGAAGTTTATTTGACAAATGCGATTGAATTTATTCCGACCACAGACGACGCGGAGAAATCCTATGAGAAATTTATTGAAGACTAACCACCACGGATACTCTATCTCTGGCTATGGCTATGGCTCTGGCTATGGCTCTGGCTATGGCGATGGCTCTGGCTCTGGCGATGGCTCTGGCTCTGGCTCTGGCTATGGCTATGGCTCTGGCTCTGGCGATGGCTCTGGCTCTGGCTCTGGCTATGGCTATGGCTCTGGC